ATCTAATGGCATTCTTAGTACATAACCTGCCTCCAATACCCGTCATGGTTCGTAAAGAGTATCTCTATGATCTCGAATACGGCCACGGCGAGTTTACACCTGGTGTATGGACATCAGTCAAATCGGTGACAGGCAAGGCGTTGTACTTCGAGACATTATTAACCGACTATGGTGCTTTGTTCGACAAGCTACCTATCTCTGCGTTCGTTTGGAAAGAAGATCATGAAGATCTGCCGCTCGATACTTTGCAATTATGGGACTGTTTCGACTATCACATAACAGTTATCCAGAAACCACTTCTTTCACGTTGTGAATTCTTTGGCAAAGACAGACAGTTTCATGAAGGTGAATATCTGTTTACAATAGATAATTGTCATGCAGATAAGAATGTACTCAACGAAAACTTTAGTGAGTTTGATCCTGAGCATAAGTCATTCAACATCATTCAATTGCAGAATGGTCAGTTCGCCGCTCAGCCAAACAATCGAATCATTTGGCGTGACTCGAGTTTGACCATTGACGAACCACTGATACCTGACTTTAAAGTCTGTACACAAAACTATCATGTAGAGACAGAACCAAAATGGAGTGTAGGTCATACAGATGAGTGGAGCTACAAGACAAAGGAAGAAACATAATGTCAGTATTTCATACAAAGAAAATTGATTTCACTACACAGCCCGCTTTTTTTGGTCCTCGTGTAAATATTGCACGCTACGATAAACAACGATATCGCATCTTTGAGACTCTTACCGATAAACAATTGGGTTTCTTTTGGCGACCAGAAGAGGTTGATGTAACTCGCGACAGTAAAGACTTTAAGAATCTTACTGAACATGAGCAACATATTTTTACGAGCAATCTGAAGCGACAGATCTTGCTCGACTCAGTACAAGGGCGAGGTCCCGTTGAGACGTTCATGCCTTTGTGTTCGTTACCTGAACTTGAGAACTGGCTCGTAACATGGGCCTTCAGCGAGACCATTCATTCGCGATCATATACACATATTATTCGTAATGTATATTCAGATCCTTCCAAAGTATTTGACGAGATGCTCGACATCAAAGAGATTGTTGATTGTGCAGAATCTATTTCGAAATACTATGATAATCTGGCAGAAAACCCAACGAAAAAGAATCTGTGGTTGGCAGTGAATGCTGTGAATGCACTCGAAGGCATCCGCTTCTATGTGTCATTCGCTTGTAGTTGGGCATTTGCTGAACTGAAGAAGATGGAAGGCAACGCAAAGATCATCAAGTTTATCGCACGAGACGAGAACGTGCACATGGCTTCTACTCAACAATTGATCAAGCTGTTGCCTAAAGAAGATAAAGACTATGCCCAGATTTCTATAGATACACAGGACGAAGTAAAACAAATCTTCCGTGATGTAATCGATCAAGAAAAAGCATGGGCCGAATATCTGTTTAAAGAAGGTTCGATGATTGGTCTGAATGCTGAGCTCTTGGCTGAGTATGTGGAGTGGTTAGGTAATAAGCGTATGTATGCCATTGGCCTATCGAATGAGCGCGGTGGATCAGATCCGTTGCCATGGACACAAAAGTGGATCAGCGGTGCAGAGGTACAAGTAGCACCTCAAGAAACAGAAATCACCTCGTATATCGTAGGCGGTATTAAGAAAGATGTTGATGATGATACATTTAAGGACTTTTCGTTTTGAATAATTTCTGTATTACAACTTTTATGGATTTAATGGAAACATTACCATCAAAAGAAATAAAAATAGCTTATCTAGGTGAAGACACACCGATTGAAAATTTTGAAGTAATATCAAAATATTTTGAAAAATTGGGAATCAAACATTCGCCACGACATACACAACATCTATTCGAACTGTGTGAGTTTGATGTAGATAACTATACTAATATTGAAGAACTTTATGAATGTGAAGATCAATATGATGTAGTATTTAATTGTAAATTGTCTATTAAATCAATTGATCAGTTAAGCATATTTGATCAAATTGATAAGATGACTAAAGAAAATGGATTAATTTTAAATTGCGCCCCATGGGCTACGTTAAAAGAAGAAGGGTTTTATTCGTATCAACCTGAATTTTTTAATTTTATCTCTGCTAGATATAATTATTATGCTCACAAAAAAGTTTTAGGTACAGAGAGTGCTCAATTTTATTTTGATTATGATTATAGTACAAATGGTTTCGCCGGCGATGAATTTACGATTATGACTGGAAATTTATTTTATAAAAACTTTCCATCGAAAGCATGGTTAGAAAGAACATACATCGCGACAATATTTCAAAAAGCGTCAGTAGAAGAAGAAAATGTACAAGAAGACGATTAATTGTAGATCATGCGAAGTGAAGTGTGATGTGATCATACGTCAAACGAATTTTGATGATGAAGAGATGCCTATCGAGTTTTGTCCTATTTGCAGCGCCTCGCTGGAAGACCAACAATTTGATTATGATGATGATATGGAGTTAGAATGGTGAGTTATCCTGGTATTAGTTCAGCATGGGATAGAAAGTTTCTCGAGTTAGCACGACACATTTCAACGTGGTCGAAAGATCCGTCAAAAAAGATTGGTGCCGTAGCTGTTGGTCTCAATCGTAATATTCTCGCCACAGGATATAACGGATTTCCAAAAGGAATACAAGACACTGAAGAAAGACTTAACGATCGCGAAACAAAATATGAGCTCGTGGTACACGCTGAAATGAATTGCATATATAATGCTGTAGAGAATGGAGTTTCATTGAAAGGTTCACATCTCTATGTTTACGGATTACCTATCTGCCACGAATGTGCAAAAGGCGTAGTACAAGTCGGTATAGGTAGAGTAATAGTCGAAGATACATTATGCGCCGAACAAAGGTGGTCAGACAGTTTTGCCAAATCAAAAAGAATCTTCTTCGAAGGTAACGTCGTCGTTAACTACTGCAAGCTATGAAAATCCATGGATACATCTACTAGAGGGTTGGGCGCTTGAGTCAGAGCATGTACAAAACTTCTATGGTATGGTATATTTGTTAATTAATAAAGAAACTAAACGCAAATATATTGGTAAGAAGTTTTTCTGGTCGAAAGTAACACGCAGTGTTAAAGGGAAGAAAAAGAAAGTCTTAGTCGAGTCAGACTGGAAAAAATATTACGGATCAAATAAAGAGCTAAAGGAAGAATTAGCCAATGGTGCAGAGTTCGAACGATACTTAGTTCAACTCTGTGAATCTAAAACAGAGTGTGCATATTGGGAAATGGATTATCAAATTCGGTGTGAAGCACTACTCACAGAAGAATACTATAACCAATTTATTGGTGGGAAGATAAACGGAAAATGGTTGAAAAAAAGGGAAGGGACGAATTAGATCCGAGAAAAGAAATGATCGATGCTATGAAAAGCTATTTTGGTTCTAAGATCAATATACATCGTATTAATATTGAAATATTATTGACCAAAAATGTCGGTGTAGCAGAACATCCGGATATAATGATGACCGTAGAAGAAGAGCTATCGAAGATGGCTGAATATCATGATAAGTTGGAGATGCTGCGTGAGTATTTCAGAAGCGTCTAATAATCATATCGTTGTTTTTGCTTTGCATGGTTGCGGCCCTTGTCAAGATCTGAAGGATTACATTGATCAACGCGATGTAAAATGTGAGATCATTCATGTAGGTGAAGATATATCCACAGAAGTATTTAAAAGGATATATCCTGAAGCTGAAGGCTTTCCACATTCTACAGTCAACGGTATCTACGTGGGCAATTTAATGTATTATTTAGAGAGTGGTCTATAATGTTAGAAGTACACAGAATTAAGAAAACAAAGGAAATTGTATTTCCTATCGGTAAAGCTGACAACAATCATACATTGTGTTTGTTTAAGTTGAAGAAGAAATCACATAAAGGTAATTATGGTGTGATTAAATCAATACGCGATGAAAACATTGTGAAGGATAGAGAAAATGGCTGAGATATTAGGTGGTGAGTTTAAGCGCAACGAAACCAACGAGAAATCGATGGGAGGCACAGAACAGCTCACTATGAAGGTAGCTGAGCGAATAGACAAGAAACTATTGGCCGATTTTCAAATTGTCTCGTCACGCGTCAGAGAACTAGATGGAGATAAGATTCGAATCTTTTGGGCTCATGATTTACCTGGAGATCCAGAGTCAGAGTTTTTGACTACAGCACATGGAAAAGATAAGTTCCATAAATTTGTATTCGTATCTAATTGGCAGATGCAAAACTATGTAGCTCGCTATCAAATACCATTTTCTAAGTGTGTTGTATTAAGAAACTTTATCGATCCGTTCGATAATTTTCAAAAAGAAGAAGACGATACGATTCGAATCATCTATCATACTACACCACATCGCGGCTTAAATATTTTGACACCTGTATTTGATAAGCTATGTGAAAAATATGATAATATCGAGTTAGATGTGTTCTCGTCTTTCGCTCTGTATGGGTGGGAATCGAGAGACAATGACTTCAAAAATATTTTTGATGCTCTCGAAGCAAATCCAAAGGTTCGCAATCATGGAACACAACCGAATGATGTAGTGAGAGAAGCTTTAGTAAAATCACATATCTTTGCTTATCCATCGACATGGCAAGAAACATCATGTTTAAGTTTGATTGAAGCGATGTCTGCTAAAAATATCTGTGTGCATTCAAACTTTGGCGGAATATATGAGACAGCATCTCATTGGACAAACATGTATCAAATGCATGAGAACAATAATATGCATGCATCGGCTTTCTATAATATGTTAGAGATGTCAATCGAAGGGTATCAGCAGATGAAAGTAAATGTAAATCCTACGAAAGTGTATGCTGACACGTTCTATAGTTGGTCTAATCGAAAGCCAGAATGGGAAGCTCTCTTACAAGCGATGCATCAACAGATAGAAGACAGATCCATACCAGAAGACAAAGGAGAAATGTTTAGTTATTCTACTACATAAATAGTAGTATGAAAGACAATATCATACAATTTCCCCTGAATAAGACTAAGATTTCTGCTGAGTCTCTAGACGGCCCGCCAGAAACTTGGCATGATAAACTGTCTGCTGATCTACTTCAAGAAATACTGACTATAGTTTATAATGATATGGAAATAGAATTTGATGGTGAAAAACTAGTTTACGAAGTATCATTGTTGTATGAGTCTATCAATTCTTTCATTATGGCAACGAATTCACAATGGCATCCAATGCAAGATTTTGGTAAAGATCTATATGCTAAATTTGCCAATTATGTGGGCAATACATATCAACTCAGTTTTAATTTTAATCAAGAATAGTTTACAAATTCATTATTTTATGGTAGAATGTATCTATAAATAAGTGGAGTTATACCGTGATTATTTTAGATTACAACCAAGTCGCTCTGTCTAACCTGATGGTCAGCGGCATCAAACATTCGAATGTAGACGAGTCACTGCTCAGACACATGATCCTCAATTCTATTCGTTCCAATAAAGTTAAGTTCGAACAAGAATTCGGCGAGCTAATCATCGCTTGCGACGCTACGTCTAACTGGCGCAAACAGTTTTTTCCATATTACAAAGCGAACCGCAAAAAGAATCGGCAAGATTCAGGATTAGATTGGAATGAGATTTTTCGTGTGCTAAATATGGTCCGCGATGAACTCGCCGAGTTCTTTCCCTATCCCACTGTCCGTGTAGAACATGCTGAAGCAGATGACGTCATCGCTACAATCTGTCATGAGCATGGTCGTGAACTCGGCGGCGAACCAATCCTTATCCTCTCAGGCGACAAAGACTTTCAACAATTACAGAAGTATGCTAACGTCAAACAATTCGATCCTGTCCGTAAGCGTTGGATTAAGTGCAATCATCCCGATATATTCCTTCGAGAACACATTATTAAAGGAGATACCGGCGATGGTATACCCAATATATTAAGTTCCGATGATACGTTTGTAGCTAATGCTCGTCAGAAACCGTTGCGCGCTAAAAAGATAGACGAATTACTATCTAATGGTATTCCTACAGAGTTAGATCATAACTATCACAGAAACAGAATGATGATAGATCTTGATCGTGTGCCAAATACAATACGCAACGAAACGATAGAAGTATTGCAACAGCAGTGCGGTAAGGATAGATCGAAATTATTTAATTATTTTATAAAGCATAAATTAAAGAACCTCACAGAGGTTATTGCGGAGTTTTAAATGGCAACCAAATTGATTAGCGGTATTTTTAAAGACATCGAAAAAACCAGAGGCCGTACGGCAAAGATTGAGATGTTACAATCATTTCAAAACAATAATGCATTCATGACAATTCTAGAAGCAGTATTTGATAAAAGAGTCATCTTTGAATTGCCTGAAGGCGAACCACCGTACAAGAAAGGTGATGATATGATCGATAATACTGGTGGTTTATATCAAGAAATTAGGAAGATGTATATCTTTACTAAGAATAGCCGCAGCGCTAACATCTCTCAATTCAAAAGAGAAAACGTATTCATAGAACTTCTTGAGAGTATTCATCCTCAAGATGCTGTTCTGATGTGTAGTGTGAAAGATAAGAAATTACCCTACAAGGGGTTAACTCAAAAATTAGTACAAGAGGCATTTCCAGATAGGTTCCAATATGAGTAAATCTAAACGAGAAAGTAATTATCGCAAAGAAGAACGTCGTTTTCAAGACGGCGATTCGCGTGAATTTATCCATGAGTATCGCGAGCATAAGTATGAAAAAAAAATAAAAAATATTCTTCGAAACAATGATATTGAAGCTCTGTTAGAAGACGAAGAATATAAATAACTTCATGCCAACATATACGTATTTTAATTCTGAGTCTGGTGAGTACGAAGAACATATCCATAAAATCTCCGAAATGGATGATTTCACTTCCAGGCATCCGCATCTCACTCGAGTTATAACATCTAATCAATCAAGTATTGTTACTGGCGTCAATCTAAGACCTGACGCTGGCTTTCGTGATGTGTTAAAATCAATCAAAAAAGCTTCTGGGAGGGGCAGTACAATCGAAACATTCTAACCCGTAACTATAACAAAAACAGAGTAGGTTATATGGCACTTTCGAAGAGACAGCGTCGTTCGCTGAGAAAAAACGGTATCTTAGGCTCGAACGAACACGTACCACAGAGAGGCATGAAGCTTCAGCCAATCTATCCGAAAACTTTTGCTCAACAGTTGACTTTTGATGCATTCGACTCAGGAGACCACTTACTACTTCATGGAATGGCAGGTACAGGTAAAACATTTATTTCTTTTTATCTGGCACTGTCCGAACTTTTCAATAACCCCGACTGCGAATACTATGACATCACAGTCGTACGTTCCGCGGTACCAACCAGAGATATCGGCTTCCTTCCGGGCAATGAAGACGAAAAGCTATCAGTATATGAGGAACCTTATCGAACAATTTGTAATCAATTGTTTAGACGAGGTGACGCATACGATATCCTGAAAGAGAAAGATTTAGTAAAGTTTATGTGTACATCTTTCGTTAGAGGCTGTACAATGGATAATACTATTGTCATTATAGACGAAGTTAACAACATGAATTTTCATGAATTAGATTCAATCATTACACGAATCGGTGAAAATTGCAGGGTGATCTTTTGCGGTGATTTCCGCCAAAGTGATTTGACCAAACAACAAGAGAGACAAGGTCTTCTAGATTTTATGAAGATTATTGACAGACTGAACGGATTCGAACATATTGAATTCCATGCTAACGATATCGTTAGATCATGTCTGGTGAAGGAGTATATCATTGCAAGAGAAGAACTCGGGCTTTGCGCTTAAATTATTTGAACCGAAACCCCTAAAACGAATCAACGAGGACGGCCAACGGCTGTACGTTACTGAAAACGGAGAAAAATATCCATCAGTAACGACAGCCCTTGGTGCATTATCGAGGAAGAAGATATGGGAATGGCGAAAACGTGTGGGCGCAGAAACTGCCAACAAGATCTCAACACAGGCATCGCGCGCAGGTACTGCGGTGCATCAGGTTGCCGAGGACTATATTCTCGGGCAGATGAAAGAAGACGTGAATCCGATCGCGCTAAACACCTTCCGAACTATCCAACCTTATCTGGACGAAAACGTTGACGAGATCTATGGTGTCGAATTACAAATGTATTCCGACGAACTCAAGACTGCTGGTACGTCCGATCTAATCTGTCGTTACGCAGGTCAAAATACAATTCTAGACTTCAAAACATCTAAACGCTGGAAATCAAAAGACGAGATTCACTCGTACTTCATGCAAGGTGCTGCGTATGCTACGATGGTCAAAGAACATTATGATATGGATATCGAACGTATCGTAATTCTAATGGCTGTCGGCGGCGGTGAAGGTGCTATGGTATTCAATGAAGCTCTCGAAGATTGGCAACCAATGACACGCAAATTCTTTGATCTATACCACAAAGGTAAGTTAAAGGATTTCTAATGCCTCATAAAAGTCAATATGCTATTCTACCAGAAGCAATCAGTCATGATGACTGTGATTTTATCTGTGATTTGGGCAGTCGATTAAAAAAAGAAAAAGCTGAAATTAATGGAGGAAAGACCTCACATATGAGGCATACTCGCAATTCGACTATTGCTTGGTTGAATAATCCCAAAAACGATCAAGAAACAAAAGATATGGGTCAAGTGTATAGTATAATTGATTCTGCCGTGATGGCTGCAGCAGAAGATATGAAGCTAACTCACTGGAGCATCACAGACAGACAGAATTTCCAATATACAGTGTATACTAAAGGTCAGTATTATGATTGGCATCGCGATACATTTGATGAACCACATGAAGGTTCGTGGAAAGGATTGGTCAGAAAACTCAGCTTTACTTTACTATTGAATGAACCGTCTGAATATGAAAATGGTAAGTTTGAAATAGAAACTTCTTGGAGATATGGACCACATGAATCGTGGAATAGACATTTTATCCTAGAAGATATGTTTAAAATTGGCAAAGGTAGCATGATTGTATTTCAATCACAGCTGTGGCATCGTGTAACGCCTATCAAGAGCGGCAAAAGAAAATCACTCGTCGGCTGGTATTTAGGCCCGCCTTTTGTTTAGGTAATAATCTGCTGTTTTATAATCAGTAGTGCGGATCATGATAGCTCCATCGATATCATAGATCGTATACATCCAACTACATCCCCATGGTTCTCTTTTTATTTTCTTCATATAATAGCTATGAAGAAAGAAATTATACCAACAATAAATGCTATAAAACCAGCGACAGCAAACATATCAATTAAATTAGCTTTCTTTTGAGCAGCGAGTTGTGCTGCTTCTAATCTTTGTTGACGTATAATTCTTCTTTCTTTCATCATTTCTTCGTAGAATTCAGCTTGGCCTGTATATAGAAGAAATTCTCTAAGTTCTTTTTCTATTTGTCGTATTTTGTGGCGTGCAGCAGTAACTTCAAGCGCCTGTGCTTCGACACTACTACCACTAAACAATTTACCTACCATCGATGGATTCGAAGCTACGACATTTGCCTCAGATAATTGATCTTTTGCATCAAAGAATTTAGCAAAAGCATGATACATATCTTGAGCTTCTTGACCTTTTTCAAGTGCGCCTTTAATTGCATTATAGGCAGCACCAGCCAATTGAAGACTGGCAGCAATCTCTATCATTCCATTTTCCTTTTTATTTACAAGTGCTATTACAACACCATGTTAAAGAATGATATCAATCACATTTTATTTATATCAATTATGCACCTCACGGCTTATACGCAAAAGTTATAAGCTTAGAAGTAAAAAGTCTAAGCCAGGCATGTAACGGGGTCTCCCCATGAGGTAGAATACCAGCCCCCATGAGGAGAATATCTATGTATACTTATGAACTCGACTGCGCTTCTGACTGCACCCTCAGCTACCTCTCTGATCTTTGCACCAAATACAATGCACATTATCGCTCTCTCATCCATTATGGACCTGCCGGGAGCAATCCGTATATCCAATTCATTTTTAATAACCAAAACGACTTAGATCATTTTGTTATTGATTATGTAAATAATTAACAAAAATAATCTAAAAAAATCTCTAATGAAATCAATAACTTGCGTGCGCCCAAAAAGTCTAATCAAATCAAAGACTTAGAGGTGTACAACCCCATCTCGGCAGGGTATAATAGCTCTTGTCAAATGGAGATAGAAAGAAAAACGTGAATTTCGAAATCGGTGAAAAAGTTTGGGTAAAGTGTGTCGGTACTGACTGCTGGGTGGCTGGAGAAGTCACTGGCTTGACTGCAAAACGTATCCGTGTTTTTAACGAAGTTCGGAGCCTTGAAGGGCTCTACGCTCCACAAAATGTAAAGAAGCCTGAGGTGACAGCATGAAATTAGTAATTCAGACTCAACACATGGAAAACTACGGCGCCCACGATTGGGACGGTAAGGGCGAATGTCCTCAGTACTGGAAGCCAAAGTTTGGCAACACCTACATCTTCAACTGCACCATCGAGGAGAATATGGATCCTCAGTGGTGGGCCCGTGTTGAAGCTGCTTGCACTAGCAAGTCTGAGTACTTCGAGGAGTATTCTATTGGCGAGACTGTTGTCGATGATATCGACTTCCGTCTTACCGATCACATTGCTGATTGGGACGCACCTTATTATGGTACGATCAAGGAAGATCGTATCTCTTTTCACCGCACGACTGAAAACAGACCGATGTCTGGTATGCGTGCTGAAATCGCCAAGGAGTTTAACGCGTACGACGTGTTGGACAATGGCGAAGAAGTACATCACGGTGTTGCCTTCGAAATGGTAAACGGTGATGTTATTCCTTTCGCCGAGCTTCGAGCTTGGTTGGACACCTACGCACCACAGGAGGCAGCGTAATGAAAACCTACAGGGCGTTTTTCGAAGAGTTCGAAGTAACCTTTACCATGTACCCAGCAGAGGTACACGAGATTGGTGTGACCGAGATGGCACACTTGCTACTGAAGCAAGAAGGAGCAGATGTTTTGTTCTCTGAAGTACAATGGGAGGTCGTGGCATAGTGGATACTGTAGACATCCAAAAGTCTGAAAGAATCAATAAAGTGCAGTTGAATGAAGACTACACCTATATTGGAAAGATCGGAGACAT